GTTGATGTCTGTGCCGTTGACGCTAGGCCAAAAGTAGAAATGCACAGTGCTTGATGATGTTGACGAAATCTGCGCGGAAAAGGCTATGACATACTGCCCCGCCTCTTCGAACACGATGCGCGTTGCTGGCGTACCTAGAGTGATACCATCGTTTGAGGCTTCCGCTGTATATGTCAGCTTGTATTCTGTGTTTGCGCTTGCCGCTGTTACGTCTGCGTTGATGAAAAAATCGCCGTGGCCATCTTCCAGAACAACCTGACGCCACTCGCCATTTTTGCTGACCACTGGGTAGCCGTTCACGTTATCCCACAGCAACACTCCGTTTTCGGATGCCGACGAATAAGTCTCCTTGAAGCCGAGCTGATCCAAAGCCCGCCCTAGGTAGCGCCGTAAGTTTTCGGCCCACTGGCTCAAGTCCATAGTAATCGGTGGAAGCATCCGGCTCATCTGCGGCCGCCGGGTGCAGCGTCAAGCCGCATAATGCCGACGCGCCAATCAGACGCCGCGTCTCCGGTGACGCGCATCCTGATCTGCCTACCCGTAAACCGAAGGCTTGTTGGGTTAGCCATGTTGAACGGGCCGTAATCGCGCTCAGTGTCGGTCGGGTAGAAGCGCGTCTTGAACGTGGCGTTCACGTCGCCCAATGTTTTTTCGTCTGGTATTAAGCCAGAAACAGACATAACTTGATCGCCCGCTCCAATTGATATTGGTCCTGTTTCGGCAAATGGTGATTGGCCTTCGTAAAGAAAACCCACCTCTTGCTCATAAAGCAACCCGTCTGGATCTACCCAAAAGGGCTCACGGAAAACACCACGATCTACGCCTGCGGTGCGCTCAATGCCTCCTGTCATCCAGATCTTTTCAGCATAGTCAAATGCAACGTAGCGGTTGCATTCAGTGCTGTCGCCGGACGGATAAAACCACCAAATTTCATTCCATGTTGAGTTTACAACAGCACTTATCTTGCTTTTCTGGGCCGTGTTCATGTCTGAGAAAACATAGTCTCCGACTTCGCATGGAAGCTCTTGCACGGCACCGCCAGAGTAAACAAAAAACCCGCGCTTACCCATCCAGACCACGCCCGCGTCAACCGAGACCGCTGCACCAGCAGCAATTAACCCGCAGGATGTTCCAACCCTTTCAAAACCATACACAAATGGGGGTCCAGCGTATGTGGCTGAGTGAGCATCTTGATCTGTGAGTATTAAAGACTGCCCCCGTGTGCGCAGCCCTTTCAGGATTACGCCATTGGTCTGTATTTCAATGTCACCAGCCTCGTTTGTTGCCGCTGGCGTCCATGTGTTATTGTCTTCTCTGTCTGACCAAGCAATTTTTCGCGGATTGCCGCCTGCACCAAAGGCAAAAACAAAACGCTCTTCAGTCACCATTATTCCAGAATTTGATGCTGGAGCGTTTGACAAAACTGCCGCTGGTGTTGCGGTGTCAAGCTGCCATTGATAGATTTTTCCATCATCTGCCGTGGCCCCCAAAAGGTACTCGCCCCAATTTTCCAGAGACCAAGTTGTAGCTAAAAGCTGCGTGCCAACATCCTGACGAGCAACGCCGTAATATCCATTCCCGTAAGTTGAAGCTCCCCACCCCGTAAATATCTCAGCATCTACTCTGCCAGCAGTAAACCCTGCGGGGGTAATGTCGCTCACTGTGTTGCCAGCGGTCATCGCATACAACTTGTTGTGGGTTCCAAACGCAACTCGACGGCTTGCGCTGTTGTCCTCCCAAGTTATCATTGAGCGAACTACTCCGCTTATGTCAACACTCCCACGCCGACGCCACCCGCCCACGGGTCTCATAGAACCTTCATGCCACCGCACAAGGTCAGCATCTCGCCATCGACCTTGTGACTGATAGTCTGTGCCGTTGCGATATTGGCCGGGTGGGATTTGCAATGGGATAAGTGGCATATTTATCTGTCCTTACCGCAAAACGCGCTTACTGTAGGCGACTACAGGATTTTGCTGATTTAAAGGCGCTAAAGCACTAGCGATCCCAGCTTTATCATAAGTCACGCCAAGTGACAAAACATCAACATTTGATGTGGTCATCGTCGTTGTTGTCGTACCGTATGTACCGCTTGAGGAAGTGGCTGTAGACGTGGCGGATGCTGTGATATTTAAAGTATCAACATTTATATCTGAGACATAATTGTTATAGGTAAACGGCGCGGCTCCGCCAAAACTTATAAATGGCAATTTGCCGACATCACCTGACTTAGAGCCGTCTAAAGGTAGCTTTACCGTTGCTACTCCACCCAACCCTTTAAAAATGGTGTAACTCTTGGAGCCAGCAACTACACCCCGCTTTGCTAAATTAAAAAACTGCGTGGTATAAGTGTTGCCACTGGCGTAAATGTGCCTATTCCACTCAATAACGCCAGCCGTAGACATTTTAATCCAAGTCATGCCTAAATTGTTTGTGTTATTTGTTGCGCCGTTTGAAGTTTCAGACAAAACGTAAACGTATCCCCCAGATGCAATAATTTGCTTTGCGGCAGGAGTGTTTCCGCTAAAGGTTAGCGTTTTTTCCCAAGCAATAGTCCCGTTAGAGGTATTTGTTGCCACCACACGAAGTGTGCTGCTGGAAGGGGTGTCAGCACTGTAAAAATACGTCCCGTCCGTAGCTGAAACGCCGCTGTATTGAGGCCCACTAACAACTCGGACCCACTGCTGTACTCCAGACGAATTAAACTTCATTAACTTGTAACTAAACACACCGGGGTCACTACTATCAGTAGTGTGACGCAAGCTAACGTATGTGTTCCCGCTGCTGTCCGATACCATAAGCTGACCTGTGCCAAAATTAGCAGTGGAAACTCCTGACCCTGTATGTGTTGCGACTTGCGGTTGCAAAACAAGCGCCCACTGCACCGCAGCGGAAGAGCTGTATTTTACGAGGTAAGGGTACTGGTTACCTCCAGACCTGCGTGTAAAGCCGCAGCCGTAAAAATTGCCGCTGCTATCGCTACCGCCAGAAGTCATGGTCGTGTAACCACCATCTCCAAAGTTAATATTGCTGTCACGGCCATACGCAAACGTAGTCAATGATCCGTCAGATGCGTCTAAGTTAAAAACATTATATGCCTGAGAGCCACTGGCATTTGGGACTGTGTATAAAACTTTACTTGTTAAATCATCATAATGCACAAATTTGCCAGACGGGCTTACTGTGCCGCCGCCAGAGGAGGCCAATCCGTTATTGAAGCGCAGCTTAGTTAAATCTGCGTTCTTGTTGTATGACTGAATGCCGAACCCCGGCGAGCCACTTACGGCCACCGCTACATTTCCGTTTGCGTCAACGGCAACATCATCAGGGTCGTTTGGGTCCACCGGATTGCTATAATACCTTGTGTCAGAAATCCAATCAGGCTCCCCCTCCTTGCTTGCCAGCAAAACTATGTTTGCCGCCATGCTCATGAGAAGTCAGCTCCGCCAAGGAACCCGTACCAAGTAGTACCGCCATCATGTGTTAAAAAGCCATAGATATAAGTTTCTCCGCTAAGGGGATAATCAGGCGCGCTGCCAGTTGGCCACTTTACAGAGGAAGGCCAAGTCAAGGGATGATTTCCAGTGCTAACAACCTTTAGAATAAATGCGTAAGCCGCTCCAGACGACGGGGCGTTGCTAAATGTAAAGGTTGTCGCCGCAGACGTTGTAAGCGTAAATACGTTTCCGCTTTCGCAGTTTACGGTTGGCGTAGCGCCGGAAAGAGCCGAAACAGTTTCGATATAACTAACAGCCTTTACATCGCCGCCAACCGTCAAGTCATTACCAACCGTCAAGTCATTACCAACCGTCAAGTTGTTGCCTAGAATGACATTATTGCCAGCGTCTGCTGTTACAGCCTTAGACGCCTGTGATGTCCCAACGGTAGTAACATCGTTATAGTTTAACTCTGCGGTTGTGGCGGTTACGCCGTCGAGCAGGTTGATTTCTGCCGTTGTAGAGGTAACGCCATCCAGAATATTTAGCTCTGCGGTTGTCGCAGTTACGCCGTCTAATAGATTAATTTCTGCCGCCGTTAACGTAATAGCAGTGCCTCCGACCTTCCATAAACCTAAATCTAAATTTGGTTTAATGGCGGTCGTGCCGCTGAGCAGGCCGTCCAAACTATCAAGGTTCGTGTTAACCTTGGTTCCCCATGTGTCTTCCGACGCGCCTACTTCCGGCTTAACTAGCCCATAGACTGTGGTGGTTGTATCAGCCATTGCAAGCTCCTATTGATCTGTCCAAGTGGTGGACGCTCTGGGTGAATTTTCCCATTTATATCTCGCATTCGCTGCAACAGTACACTGAATTGGCATTGTAGTCACTACGTTAAGCAGAAGTTGCGCTGATCCTGACAAGGCCACGCTCAAAGGCATAGCGGATGCCACGGTAACAGTTTTTGCAGATGACGCAGTAACCGCACTTGTGACCGCAATATTTGACGCCGCATCACGCACAATAACCGCTAAGCCAGTTACTGTAACTACGTTGTTGATATTAGCGGCAATGTTAGAGACCGTGTTTACAGGAGCAGAAAGTGCAGAAGTTATTGAAATGTTAGCCGCAGCCGACTTCGCGTCGCCAACCGCGTATCCTTCTAGCCAATATTCGGGTTCAACGTAATATGACATTTTTTAACCTATGACGGCTCAGTTGGGTAAGTCACATTCAAAGGGAAGCCAGATTGCCCCGTAATATCACGCAAACTTTGCCTGTAAGATGACCATTCGGCTTTCTTTTCATTTGTTAGTGGGCTGTCTGCCATTTGCGTCCAATCGCACTCTGCCAATCTGCGGCCTCTTTCTTCACGAATATTTAATGCAGCTTTTATGTCATATTCATCAATTTCAGAACTTTGTTTTGCGACCACGTTCCAACCCAACGTCCAAACCCCATTAATTAACGAGGGGGTGACTTGCTGCTCTGCTTTTTGGGTGCGGATGTCAATGCTTGGCATGTCAATATAAGTAACCAAAAAGACGCCATAGCTCTCAAGCATTTCTGCGGGAATTCGCCTCGGGAAAGATGTATTGGGGTTGTCACGGCGTAGTTGCCCTACGCTGTAGGGGTATGTGTCTACATCTCCGTTTGTAATTTTAACGTTCATTTTTCACCTATAAACTAACAAGGGTTGCAGTGGGAGAAAAGTTAGCAGAGCTAACGTTGTCAGTGTTTGCAGCATCATTAAAAACGTCAAACTCTTGGGTAGTATTTCCGCTTGAAGCGTCTGTTCCGCTTGATGTTGAAAGCTCAGTTATAGTTACGTTTGTGAACGTACCGCTTAAAGAGCCGTCATTCGGGTACTTTAGCAAAATTGACTTTTCTCCAAGAGCGCCAGTGGCCCAAGTAGTTGCAATATAAATATCCCCAACGCTATCTATACTTAGCCCACTTGTGCGATATGTGTTGTTAACATCTGACTTATTGTAAGTCCCCGTGGGCGCAATCTTTCTGCTCCAAAGCATATTTCCGCTGGTGTCAAACTTAACTAAAACATTGTTTTTGCTGCTATCGTGTCCCAAGTAAAAAAGATTTCCGTCTGCATCAAACGCAACACCATCAGCGTAACCGCCAGATATTCCACTTAAAGAAAAATATTTCTTGTAGGCAAACGATCCTGAGTTACTAATTTTAAAAATGCCAACTTTATTTTGACTGTCACTCATGTAAGAGCCAACGCCATAAGAGTTGCCATCAGGCTCTGAAATAACGTGGCGCACATAAAAAGATGAGCTAGATTGAAACTGAAGGTTGGTTCTCCATACGGTATTTTGGTTTCCTGTCGCACTCAGAACCGTAGGGTTAACGCAAATTAATTCATTCCGAACATCGTCCCGGTTAATTCCGCACACTAAAAATTTTGTGTTGCTAATTATAGACATTGGAACGGTTGGCCCGAATGGGCTGGAAAATCTGCCTCGAAATGCAGTAGAACCTGAGCTGTCAAAATCTGTCCTGTTAACCCATGGGGTATCGCTGCTGTCATTAGCTAAAATCCAGTAATAAAAAAAGTTATTGTTATCTATTGCTGATACTGGTGTATCAAAATCAGAAGAAGTATTTTTTACGTTAGCGGATTTATACATAAACTTATTGCTTGTGGTTTTTCTGACAAGAGACTTATCAACTACAAAAGCCCCTTTTCTATTAATACCACCACCAGTTGATACAAATGTTGTTGAAACTGCAATGTTGTCAGAAGAGTTTATGCTAAGGCCAATGCCCCCAAAGCCTCGAAGATAAAACCCAGAAACAGAAAATATTTTCTCAATATCCATTGAGCCATTAACATCAAAAGTAACCATCTGGAGATTGTTAAAATTTCCCCTAAATCCACCGCAAACAACAGTGTCATCAGACGCAACAATTACATTGTTAAACGACGTAGATTGGCTATCGTCAACCACAACGTACCAATAAGCACTACCGCCGCCACCAGCGCCGAGCATAATTTTTTTAGCATTTACACTCATGCCATTGCGGCCCCTGATAGGAAGCCATACCAGTTTGATCCGCCGTCCCTTGTGATAAAGGCATATACGTTCTTCTCGCCAGAGGCCGGTGCATCAGGCGCAGAGCCGCCCGCCCAATCTACAGTTCCCGGCCAAGTTAATGTATGTGTGCCGCCAGCAGTTACCTCAAGCACAAAGCTGACTGACCTTCCCGACGTTACACCCCCAAAAGTAAACGTAGTATTACCAGACGTTGAAAGGCTAAAGTACCCAGCGTTGTCTGCGTCTGGCGCAGGGCTTGTTCCAGAAAGAGCATCATAGTCTTCTTGCAGGCTTTCAGCCATAACTACGCCGCTAAACGTTGGTGATGACGAAACATTTAATGTTACAGAGCCAGACGTGCCGCCGCCGCTTAAATTTGTACCAGCAGTAACTCCAGTAATGTCGCCCGTGTTGGTTGTGTACCCAGCGTCGTTTGCAAGCGTTGAAACATTGTCACCCGGCTGCGTAGCGCTATTCGCCAGCGTTCCTTGAGCGGCAGTAGCGTAGTCTGCGCCGTCAAAGGCTTTTACTTGAGCAAGGTTGGTGACCTCGCTATCCATAAGTGCGCCAGCGGCTGTAACGTTAGTCGTGTCAGTTACGTCAGCACCAGCCTCAATGCCATCCAGTTTTGTGCCATCTGTAGCAACGTCACGTCCATCTACTGTGCCAGTAACAGTTACTGAGCCGAATGTAGGGCTGTCATTAGGCTGCACGGCGCTGTCAGCAGTAGAACCTTGTGCCGCCGTAGCGTAGGCCGCTGCGGCAGTAGCCGCTGCTGTTCCCAACGTAGGAAGACCTGACAAGTCGCCGTAAGCGCCAGACGTAGCAACAGTCGCCAGTGCCGAACTCTCAACTTTGTCGGTGTTTAAGTTGGTAAAGTTAGCATCCACCTCGGTGTGAGTAAGTGCAGAACCTTTGCCTGAGCGAGTTACAATTGTTGCCATGAGATATTAATCCAATGTTATATCGAGATCACCAGCAGGTACGCGGATAATGTCATCAGTGCCGATTGCTTTAGCTGTAGTTAACGCATTGCTGGCAATCATGTTTCCACCAGATGCCGCGTCCATAATCGCAATATGCGTCACAGTTCCCCAAGAGGCTGTCGCAGCATCCCACTCAATTGCGCCGCTGTTTGTTGCGGTGTTTCCGCTGACGGTAAATGTTACAGCTTCGCGCGAATATCCACCGCCCGAAACTTCAGTCCCAGTTCCGCCTTCGCCGGGATCAGATGTGAATAGGCCAAGATACCAAGCAGTAGGCCTAGTTGCCGACCCCGTTGTAAATAACCACGTTAGTGTGGTTGTTTCGAATGCGTTTGTCAAAGACATCTTAGTAGCCCCTAGTTTTCATGCGGCGGCCAGATCCACCGAATTTGCTGTTTTCACTCTCTGCGTTTATAGCATTGATTGCGTTTTGATACAACGCAGCCCAAACTTCAGTGCGGCTGTCGTCTTTCAGATATGGCGCAGAGTGAATTAACGCCCCGTAAAGATAAGCATCCTGATAATATTGCAAAACCCAGTTTGACGTATTGCTGTCTGTAAGCGGAGGTATGCTTGAGTAATAATAAAGCTCAACATCATATGATCCATCAGGAATTGGGAATATTTCTATCTCACCAGCAGTAAAAGCATAATAGGACGGAGATCCAGTTGCGTTGCTCCTTGCGGCCTTTTTCTGCAAAAGTTGATCTTGACTTATGATTTCCAAAGGCTTTGTGCCTCCAGAAGTAACTTGGAACCTAATGACCTCGACAAAGTCAGGCGGAATTCCGCTGTACTGCGTGTCGAGAGATGCGGTGCTTCTCTTCTCCATCCGCCAATGACGAACCCGCCTGTTTATGTCACTCTCGGCCAACGCGATAAAGTCTGGTATGACCGCCGTCAGGTCGTCCCGGTTCAGCCAGCTGGCGATGGATGCCTTGAGCTCGTCATACGTTGTGATCGCCATTACAGTGTACCTTCTCGCGTGCGAAACGCCCGGTTCTCGGACTGGTTGAGCCACTTGCGTAGCGCCTTGGGATCGTCAGCGATCCCCTGCTTCTTGAGCTCATAATACACGGAAAGCGGGATGGAGGCCACCTTGGCGTGCTCTCCGAACTTACCCGACACGTCGTTGTACGAGCGCTTGTTTGCTTCGATAATCTTTGTGCTGTCCTGCACGGTCTCAATGACATACTCGCCATTGCTCTTGACGTGCCAAAATTTCGTAATCCCTGTCGCTTCGTCGCGGCTAAAAAGTCTTTTCATCTTACCCTCCAGAGTAATGGGGCGACCGAAGCCGCCCCACCATATTTACGATACGTTCAAGTCAGCGATCAGGCCGTGGGCCTTTTCGTTGGATACCTTGAGGCCGGTTTCGCAGATGAGCATTTTCTTCTCGGCGTCGCCTGTTTTGGCAAGATCCACGGCTTGGATCGGACGCAGAGTTGCGACTGACGCAAACTCGGTGTCGAGGCACCATGCGTCACGCTCACGGCTGAAGCGGTTTGGAACCACAGTCAAGGCGCCGAAGTCTGACAGATAAACGTCAGCTGCACCGATGATGGTTGTTGGGCCATCAGTTGGCGCTTGGTAGCGCTGAGCCGCAATACCAGCAAAGCCAGACACAACAGTCTTGTTGTATGGGCCAACCATCAACATTGATGGGTTGCCGCCGGATGTGTACGCCTGCTGCATCACGTCTTTGAGCATGGGTTCAGTGAAGTCACGCTGCGTGCCGTCGTTACGGGCGTCGGAACCGTCTGCCGCAGTCGGGTTAGTACCGTCGCCAGCTTTGTTGACGTTGGTTGCAACCCACGCACCCAGGCCAGCAGTTACGCGACCAGCTGACGCTGAACCGGCGGAACGGGCTGTGTTGCCTGTGTAGATTGTTTCCAAGTCGCGCTTGATCTCCTTGCCGCGCTTGGCGAGCTGATATGCGACTTCGTCGTTGCGGCCAGCCAGATCTTGGAAGCCAAGGTTGTCAGCAATAATCATGCTGCGACGGCGGATCTGCGTGTAGTTACCTACGCGGACTGTAGCAGTAGTGGCGTCGAACGATGCAACATCGTCGCCGTCAATAACCGCAGTGGTGTCAACGGCGGACAAGTCATCGACCTGCCACTCAAAAAATGTGTTCGACACATTTTCGGAGCCGACGTTGGATGTGAAGGGTGTTTCTTCTGGCGCGATGTTTGAGATGACGTTTGCCAGCTCTTCGCGGATACCCTTGGCGTCAAAAGACGTAAAGGTGTTTGCAATGATAGTCATAGTTTATGCTCCTATAGCAAGGCTTTGATTGCGGCCGCGGCGTCGTTGACGCGACCAGTTTTTCGTGCGCGGTTCTGCGCTTCCTGTGCTGCCGAGGTGCGTTTAGGCTGTGACGCTCTGGAACCCGATTTCAATGTCTTGGCGCGCGACTTCTTAGGTTTAGCTTTAACCTCGTTTGCCCGCGTTTCTCCACGATCATATAACATCGCTTTCCTCGCTAATTTCACAAGCGTTGCATTTGACATCCCGCTAACGTCCTGCTCGCTGAAACCTTCGCCGAGTAGGAAGTCCCGTATCTGGGTTGCTTCCGTGGCGGCGACTTTACTGTCGCGCCACTCGGGTATGATGTCAGGCAAAATATGACGCTGCTGCTCCAAATACGATTGCTGCATCTGCTCTTGCTTCTGCGCTGCAATCTGTTGCATCCGTTGCTGCTCAGCTTGGACGGCTTGGAGCTGCGCGGTGCGCGCCTCCTGTTCCTTCCTCCACTGGCGTTCTGCCTTCGCTGCCATTACGGGGTCTGTGTCATACAGAGTGTCCCAGTCCGGCTCCTGTTCCGCTGCCTGTTGGATGCGCTCTGCCATTGCTGGCAGTAGTTGCGCATATTCAGCACGCTCACGCTCAATCTCCTGATACTGCGCTTCCATAGCCTTTCGGTTTTCGGCGAGATCCTGAGTTTTTCGCGTGTAGTCCTTCTGCCGAAGGTGTCCGCTGCGCAGCTCCTCAATGGTTATCTCTTCGCCATCGACCTCAATGGTCGTGGACAAATCAAGAGATCCATATTGGTCGCCGTCATCGTCGTCTTCGTCGTCCAGATCGCTTTCAGACCCCTCGACGGGAGAGTTGTCAGCTTGCGCCTCGTACTCTTCCTCTTGGCCATCCGGCATTTCGGCTTCGTCCACTTGCGCGGCTTCTGCCTCAAGCGCATCGTCCGTCGTCACGTTATCCTCTTGGGGCGTGAGCAAACTTCTGATTGCATTCTGAGCGCTGTACAGGTCAGTCCCTTGCGGGGTGCTGTTGTCTGACATCTCTTTCTTCCTCTATTATGCTACTTTTTCATCTTCATTTCAATAGTAGCGTTATCTGCCATGCTGCGCAGCGACTGGCGAACCATGTCAATGCCACGCAACTTCATGTAAACAGCCTCTCGGCCGTCGGTGTCACTGGGGCCAGTTGCCTTAAACTGCGTCCAGCAATCCGCCTCGGCTTCCTCAAGAAACCGAAGCAAATCTGTGTCAGCGAGCAGGCGCTCCGCCTGCTTGCCGTCCGTGATGATCTGCTGCTTAGTCTTCACGCGTCGCCTCCGTGATTATGTCGGCCTGCGCCTTCATCACTTCGCGGTTGATCGCCATGTCAGCCCGGATCTGGGCGACGTCAAGCTGCGTGCCGTATTTCGCCTTCAGCTCCTCCGCCTTGATACGAATGTCGGCCTCCAGCTCGTCGCGCTTGCGGTCGTCTTCCATAATCATGTTCTCGCGCTTCAGTTGCAGCTCGGCTGCCTTCTTCTGCATATCCGACTGGATTTGCTGGATCTGCACTTGGATCAGCTGCTCGTTTATGTCTGGCTTGTTGTCTGGCGGTGGCGGCTGGAACTTCGCCGGATCGCTCCAAAACTGCGACGTGTCCTTGAAGCCAGCCAGAGAAGTCATTTCCTTGAGCGTGTTGCTCAGCTTGGCAATGTCGGTCAGCGGGTTCTGCGGACCCATGGTCGACATGGCTTCCTTCTGCATCTCGCCGATCTGGCGCAGCATCATCATGCGCTCGGTGTCAGTACCGCGGCCCAAAGCAACATTTACAGAGACGTCCATATTCGCATCCCAGACCCGTGGGTCCATTTCCACGAAATCGTTGTTCAAGCGGATCATCCGCGCCTTATCTTGGTGCGTGGTGATGTTGTACAGGACAAGCTCGTACAGGCGCTTAACGCCCGTCTCAGCGAATACCCTAGCAATCATCTCGATGTGCTGCTGTGCGGCGCTTACAGTGGCTGCCACGGCCGTTGCAGTGCTAGACTGCAAGGCGCCGGCGTCTAAGCCCATAGACGCCTTGGAGATGCCTGTGCGGGCCTCCTTGACCTCGTCCATGTAGTTCAGGACCGGGAACGCCTGCTGGCCAACGAATGGCACGGTGAGCTGCTGGATCGAGCCCGGAGCTCGCTGGCGGACAATTGAACCCATTTCGGTGTTCATGGCGTCATCCATGTTGACCATGCCCTCAACGACCGCGACGCGCGGGTGGATGCTCAAGCTCAAGCTGTCCAGAGAGTTGCGCATGACGACTGACTTGATGCGCTGGATGTCCATCACAGTGTCGGCGACGCTCATGCCGAAGAAGTCGTGCGGCTCTGGATCTGGGCAGAGTGTGGCGAATGGCGCCATGTCGCACGGCTCGTTGTTTAGGATGACGTTTCCGTCTCCGCCGGTGCAGATCTTGCGCAGCTCGGCGATGCCGTC